CCTCGGCGTAGCCGTTCTTTTGCTTAAGTTTGGCTTCAATGGCTCGGGCAAAGTCTGCAAACGATGCGCCATTAGTGTCATCCCATGCGACATAAGCATCACCAATATCCTCATCCGTCAGATCTACCCATGTGCGCTGTGGTGGGTGGATGTAAACCAAATACTCGCCATCGGGTAACCCCTTGAGTTTGACGTTGCGAAATGTGTGGACACCGTGGGCATGGTTAAGAATCGCCACAGGCTCTTGCTCAATCTCTTGCCCAAGCCTTTGCACTTCACGCATGGCGTGTTCTGCCAAGGCTTTTTCTTCCGCCCGTTTGGCAAAGGCTAAAAGTGATTCAATATAAATGCCATCAAGGTGAGGGCGCATACCAACCAACCCACATTCTTGTGCCATCTCAATGATTTCATCTTGTGTCATAGCTTCACTCCTTCATACCAACCCTCGACATACGCTTCATGGAAACCCCAAGCGAATAGCCATGTCCAACTGAGCTTTTCATCGCGGGGGTAAGTAATCTTGGCCATCAGCAGGCACAACTCTTTACTTGGTGGTGGTGCTTTCATTGATTCAATTCCTTTAATTTTTTTTCGATGGCATCAACTATTTTTCTGCCGCTTTTTGACACTGGCCCACCCCCGCCATTTAATCCAAAGTAATACCGCAATACATCATCTGCCAGTATTTCCTTATCTGTCAACCCAACCCAAGGGCGCTTTGAGTAACGCTCTTGAGGAATCTGAGGAACGCCCCGAGTAATCGGTTGAATCCGATCAAACATCTTTTTGCCAAGATCATAAAATTCCTTGTCTTTGCCCGTGCTGTTGTCAATTGCCATCTCTTCACACTCCTTGATTTGTTTCTTGCGCCAGCCACTCACAGCGCGTTGTATCCATAACTGAAAAGCTCCACGGCCACGCGGCACAAGAACCCGATAAAGGGCAGCATCAGTGCCAGGAAAATACCAAACCTAAACGCGCTCATTTGCTTTGCTCCTTTCGCTTTTGAATTGACTCACGCAACTGCTGGCGCAGCCAGTTGATGCCGCCCAGGCGTTTCCATTCAGCATAGTGCGCCGGGATCAGCCTGGCGCTGACCGTGACGGCCACCGAGGTCATCTCACTCTTGGGTCTGGGCATCTTCTTCATCCTCTGGTTTGTTGTCGGGGTCAAAGTCTGTTTGGCGGGTGAGGATCTGTCCCCACCGCCATTCTTCATAATCTTCTGAGTGCATACATCTCCTTGTTGTTGATTTGCCGATCATACACCGATTGACTATCTCATCAAATCCCCTACGCGACACTCAACTATTCACCCCTTACAATGACCTCGGCGGGTTCATCCTCCCGCTGATTGCGCCGGGCACTCCACCCGATGCAGTTGCCATTTAGGGGGCTGGGCATCACTGTCTGGCCCCCATTTTTTCATGGTCTTGCACAAGTTGTCAATTTGGGGTTAACATCCCTGACATGAAAACAACCGACAACCCCATCAAAGACGTGCTGGTCAAGGCCAGTACTGCTGGCTACACCATGGCCGATGTTTGCCGAGTCGCGCAGATTGACCAGTCCCAGGTCAGTCGCTGGCTCAGTGGCCGCACCAAGCCACTCTATGACAGCGTCAAGCGCCTCAATGACGCCACTGATGCCCTGGTAGTGGCCAGGCTTGAAGTGCTCAACAAGGCCATGGACGAGGCGCTCAAATGAGGCACATAGGCATCGACCCAGGTCTGTCTGGCGCCATCGCGGTGCTCACAGATGACACGCTCCAGATCCACGATATGCCGGTGATGACCGTTGACCGTAATGGGAAGGCAAAGCGGCAGGTCAGCGCAAATGAGCTGGCCGAGCTGCTCAACCTGTTTGCCGGCAAAGACTGCCATGTCTACGTTGAGCGCGTGGGTGCTATGGCAGGCCAGGGCGTGACGAGTGTCTTTTCGTTCGGGCGCAGCTTTGGAATGATCGAGGGGATCTTGGCAGCGCTCAAGATGCCAGTCACCTTTGTGGCCCCTGCCACCTGGACCCGTGCCATTGGCCGCAGCCCTGGCAAGGATGCCAGCCGGGCCAGGGCCATGGAGCTTTTCCCGAATTACGAATACTTCTTCAAGCGCGTCAAGGACGATGGCCGTGCTGACGCTGCACTCATTGCACATTGGGGGCGTAAGCATGGATGACGCAGAACGCAAAGCCATGAGGGACCAGATTGTCTGGCTCACTCAGGAACTGGAAAAAGCCAGACGCGCAAATCAGGACAAGACGCTGCTCATGGCCCGAATGCTCAGTCCCGAGGATCTGGGGCACGCAGTGAGCAACGAGGTGCGCCAGCTCATCTACACAACGATCATCAACGAACAGGATGCAGAAAGAGAATCATGGAACAAAAAATAATCCTCAGACCGTCAGCAGCATCGCGCTGGATCGCCTGCCCGGCCAGCGTTAAGTTGTCTGTCGGCATACCCCAGGAACCTGCTGGCGAGGCCGCGCAGATCGGGACGGCCATCCATGCCCTGGCTGAGTTGTGCTTCAAGGCTGACTCCAACCCGGCAGACTATGTCGGCAAGGAAGTGGAAGGCATCACCATGACGCAGGCCAATGCCGAATATGCCCAGCTCCACCTCGATGAGATCAAGCGGGTACATGATGAGCTGGGGCACGTCAGAGTGGAGCAGTACGTCACCATTGTGGACACTGACGAGGTCAAGCTGGGCGGGACTGCTGACGTTGTCGGCCTGGGGTCTGGCAAGTTGATTGTGTCGGACCTGAAGACCGGCAAGGGCTGGGTGGATGCTGACTCTCCCCAGCTCAAGATCTACGCCTTGGGGGCCATCAGGTCAGCCGCAAAGAACGGCATCCCACCGCCTGGGCAGATCGAGCTGCGCATTGTCCAACCGCACCATGGTGAAGTGCGCAGCCACTCAATGACGTACAAAGAACTCTGGGACTGGTATCAAAACACCTTGCGCCCGGCCATTGTCCAGGCCACTGTGGATGACGCCCAACCAAACCCCAGTGACTCTGCCTGCCAGTACTGCCCGGCCAAGATCGTTTGCCCTGCCCAACGCAAAGGGTTTGAGGTGCTCGCGGCCAAGCCAGACCTCAGAACCCTGGACAAGGAACAGATCCAGGCCGTCATGGTTTCGCTCTCAGTTGAGCAGATTGCTGACCTCTTGGAGCGTGCGCCAGTGGTCGAGAAATTCATTGACGCTGTGCGTGATCATGCTGTGCAACGAATCAGGAACGGTGAGTCAATTCATGGCTGGCAGATGGTCCCAAAGCGTGCAACACGCAAATGGACCAATGAGGATGCCGCCTTGCAAGCGCTCACTGACGCTGGCATTGACAAGTCCAAACTGGTCTTGACAGAGATGGTGACGCCTGCGGTGGCCGAGAAGCTGCTGGGCAAGGACAAGAAATCCATGGTCGATGAACTGACCACAAAAGAATCATCGGGTTTGACTCTAGGCCGTGCCGTTGAGATTGCCCAATAATCCCATTCCCCCAACCGTGTCAATGACACACAACCTTGAAAGCGAGAACGCAAAATGCTAAATCTGTCCTCTGGTGGTGGCTCCGGCAACTACATTCGATTCTCTCCCCAGGCCAATGCCTGGACCAATCAAGATGGAGAGATCCAACTTGGCAAAGTGGTCTTTGACATTGACAACGTGGTCACCGGCTGGCTCGAGCTGGGCGTTGGAGTCAGGGACTGGCAGCCTGATGACGTTGTCGGCAAGAAGGGTCCACAACCCAGCGCAAACCATAAGAGAGGGTTTAACGTGAAGTTTTACTCCAAGGCCTTGGGCACTGTGGAGTGGTCATCTAACGGGGTAGGACCTTGCATGGGCATGGAGACCCTCTACAAGCAATGCTCAGACCAGCACGCGGCCAACGTGGGCAAGCTGCCGCCGACCTACTGCGGATTGAAGCCACGGCAAAGACCGCCGAGACTTCACCCCTGGGCAACATTGCCAATATCGTGAAATGGGTGGCAATCGCCGCCGGTGTTTATTTCGCGGTACAAGCCTTTCAACGGGTTCGCTGATGACTGCATACCGGGCCGGTACTGCTCGCGTTTCGTCAACGGTGACGAAAACCGTCGGTACGAATCCGCGCCCGCGCAAGTACGCAACCGCATCCGAGAGGCAAGCCGCCTACCGCGCTCGTGCGCCCGAGGTGTGTTTTCGAGCTGAAGCCAAGACCGTCGAAACGCTGGACAACATTGCCGACACACTCGACCAGTCCCGCGCCGATCTGCTGCTCTCGATGACCAAGTTCGCCCTGGCCAATCATGACTGGGCGCGATTCGGACTGACGCACAAGCCGCTGCCCTTTGGATATGGTGTGCAGCCGGCCACCAATCCCGCGCCGATATGGAAGCGCAAGCGCCCGAAAAGCCTGGGCAAGCCGGTACCATTGACCCCAAAGCAAAAGGCCGCAGCCAAAGCGATGGCCAAGGCCGCTGGCCGAAAGTATCCCAACCTGGTGGACAACATCGCCGCCAGCCGCCTGGAGAATCCAACCGTGAAAAAGCCGACTCCCGCCCAACTCGCAGCCCGCGCAAAGTTCGCGGAGATGGCCCGCAGTGGGGCATTCAAGCGCAAGCGCAAAGCCAACCCCACCAAGAAAACCGTTAGCGAAAAGATTTCGCAACTGGTACGCGAGGGTTACCCTCAAAAGCAAGCGGTGGCCGTGGCCCTGAGCGAAGAACGGGCCGGCAAGGTGAAGGCCACGCCACGCAAGCGCAAAAGCAATCCAATGCCCAACCAGGTGACTGAAACCATTTATCAGCAATTAGGTGGCAATCGGTT